GTTCAATCAGCGTGCCGAGGTTCGTGTTGGTAGTAGTCCCCCACGTACCGGACTGTTCGCCGGTACCGATGAGTTCGATACCAAGATTAGTAGAGTACGTGGAGGCCATTCAATTACTCCGGTTTCTGTTCGGGTTGGGCAGTCGCCTGCTGGTTAACCTGTTCTTGAATCTTCGCAATCAGTGGGGCGACCTGTGCATAAGGCTGCGCAGCCAGCACGTTAGCAATATATTCAATCTCTTTAACTTCAAATTCAAACTTCATCACAGGCTCCTTATTGCGCCGCCCACGGCAGCGGTTGTTGCGCCGGAGACACCGGCGGATTCTTCTTGCTGTCGATCTGACCCTGAATGCAGGCTTCGACGCTGATAATGCCGTTCTCACCGAGCGCAGCCTGAATCCAGCCAATCACCTGATCCTGCGTGAGTTGATCGAACGGAGTGAACGCACCGCCCGTGTAGGTGAACTGCTGGGTGTTGTCGAGGGAAGCGGTGTATTCGCCGTCAGTGCCCACCACGTTATACGCAGCGTTCACGACGACATCGGTTTCACCATCAACCTGCGGGAGCGTCCACAGGCGGGTCACGGTCCAGACGTAGGTGGTCATGCAGATGCTCCTTTAAGGGCGGCGATTTCAGCCTTCAGTTGTTTGATGGCGCTGACGAGGTAGGGTACGAGGTTCTGCTGGATGCCGAAGATTTCGTCTTCACCGACAAGCTCTTTCTCTTCGGGGGAAGCCGCATTCTTCTTGATCTGCCACGGCAACACCGTCATGTATTCCTGCGCGATAAAGCCCGCGTCGTGCTTGCCCGTCACGATGTAATCGAACTCGGTCGGCTCCAACGCACAGATGATGTCGAGTCCGTTGGTGATACGGGCCTTGTTCGTCTTGATGCGCCCGTCAGAAACCGTGGACCACGTAGAAGAATTGTTGCCCTGATAGACGCCGCCACCATTGGGGTTGATGAAGCCGGTATTCGCACCCTTACCAGTATTTGTTCCGTTACCCGACAGGACGACAAGTTCACCACTTACTGTAGCCGTAGCCGTGTTCGCGTAGTAGCCAACATAGGTGTTGTACGAGCCGGATGTATTACTTGTTCCTGCGTTGTAGCCAATTGCCGTGTTGTACGTCCCGGTGTTAACCGCAGCAAGTGACTGATACCCCACACCAACGTTATACGTCCCGCTGGTGATGTTCTGCCCGCTATATGCGCCGATACCAATGTTTCCAGCACCGGTCGTGGCGGCGTTAGAACCCAACGCGGAATAACCTACTCCCACACCGAATTCACACGTTGTGGCGCTGTACATAGCCGCGCGACCGATCGCCGTGTTGTAGTTACCCGTCGTGTTATTACGCATCGCGGTTTGACCGACCGCTGTGTTGTATGCACCCGTCGTGTTAATGTAAAGGGCGGTATATCCAACAGCGGTGTTATAGCTACCCGTGGTCGTGCTGTAGCCGGCGTAGCCACCAAGTGTGGAGTTTTGCTCCGCAGTGGTCTGCGAGTAGCTTGCTTGAATGCCGACAGCGGTGTTGTAGGACGCAGTGGTGTTGGCCTGAAGTGCCTGATATCCGAGCGCAGTGTTGTATCCACCAGAAGAAGTGTTGTATAGCGCAAGACCACCGATAGCAACAATATTCGTTGCAGAAGTAACGTTCCCCGCAGCGGCATAACCAACGGCGGTGTTGTTATCAGCAGTATTAACGACAAGCGCCGATCTCCCAATAGCGGTGTTATAACTACCAACAGTGTTGGCGTAATTTGCCTGATAGCCGACAGCGGTGTTGTAGTTGCCACTTGTATTAAGCGCACAGGCGGCATGACCAAAAGCTGAGTTTTGGTTTCCGGTTGTGTTTGCCGTCAGCGCACTCTGCGCGAACGCGGCATTCTGAGTCCCGGTTGTGTTACGGCGAAGAGCGCGAAACCCAAAAGCGTCGTTGTCAGACGCGGTGCCTGTGACAGTCGGCGCACCGAGCGCCTCGTAACCAACGGCAGTGCAAAACGCGCCGGTGTTGTCATTGAACGCGGTGTAGCCGATTGCCGTGTTGTAGCCGTTCGTCGTCACCGCCGCGCCAGAACTGCGACCGACGAACGTGTTGAAACTACCGGTTGTTACGGAGTAGCCCGCGAACACGCCGACGAAGGTGCCGCTCGCGCCAGTGGTGTTGCTGTAACCGGATTGGTAGCCGACCGCCGTGTTGTTGGATGCGGTGGTGTTGGAGAAGAGCGCCTGATTACCAAACGCACAGTTATAGGAGCCCGTTGTATTAAAGCGCAGTGAAAGCTCTGCAAACGCAGTATTGTTAGTGCCTGTGGTATTTGCGTAAAGAGCAGCGCTTCCAAATGCGTCGTTATCGCTGGCGGTGTTATTACCGAGAGCTTGCGAGCCGAACGCGGTGACTGAGCTACCGGTAACGTTAAGATATGCAGCGCGGTAACCAGCTACCGTGTTATTTGCACCTGTGGTGTTTGCCTGAAGACCCCCGCTACCCACCGCTGTGTTCGTCGCAATCGCACCTGCACCGCGACCCACCGTGAGGCCGTAGACGGTAGCATCAGCTACGAACGTAGCCTTCTGGTCGGTGCCGAACGTAACAGCAGTCGTACCACCCGAGCCCGTGTCGTTGGTCTTGAGGACGAGCGTGCCATCGGTGTTACCCGTGACCTTAATCGCGGTGGAGGACGAAGTGCCTGCGGAAATTATGCTCACGGGTTCACCTACGTGCCCGAAGTAGAGGCAAGAAGATAGTACGTCGTGCCATTGATCGTAACCGCTATCTTGTTAGTGACGGTGTTCGTTGTAGACGCAGACACCGCCGTAGCGACCACGGCAGTCCCGGTAGCTGCGGGTAGGGTGAGGGTGTTAGTGCCTGCCGTCGCGGGGGCGGACACCGTAATCGCACCGCTCGTATCACCATACAGAACGACAGAAGCCATTAAGCCACCTTCAGTGCTTTAAGTTCGTCGAGGTTCTGCGCGGTGTCGGCAAGCTTCGTGATGTCACGAAGGCGTTGCTTTTCAGCCACGATGGGCGCTACATCAGCACCGGACTCCAGCGCGCGCTGGAAGGCAATATCCTGCTGCTGTAACAGGGGGGCACGCTCTGCGCGGAGCCGGTCTTTCGTAATCTCCCGCGCCTTTGCCAGATTCACAGTTATCATTTCTGCTCCGCAAACCAAGCATCAGCCCCGATGCCGTACCCGTCCGGGTTGGAGAAGTCAGCCTCCCACGCCGCCCGAAACGTCCGATCTGTCGGGATTGTATCATCAGAAACAATAATATACGGCACCCCGGCGGGGACATCTTTACGGGCAACCTCCTCAATCGGAAGCTCCCCGGTCGGGTGCACCACTGCGATACCGCCGTTCTGCGGGTAAATTATCTTCATCGAATCACCACTGCGGCTATGCCGGTAAGGTCTATCTGAATAGCGTTTACATCACAGAAATTCAACCGGGTGCCAGAAGTCGTACGGGGCACGATAACCCCGGCGTCGTCAACATCCGTAACCTTATGCGTCCTGCGCTGGGCAGACCCCGTAGAACCCCAACACCCCAGCATCACTGCATAGTTCGTATCCGGCATGGCAGTCGTGAAATTCAGGGTGTAGTTACCTACATTGTTATCTGTAAGGCTGGTCACGTTGCCGGTGCCTTTGGGCGTCAAATTGCCCGACCCATCGAAATACACCCATGCCCGGATCAGATAGCCGGGAGCAGCCCCCGTCTGGCCGCCGTCAAATTCAGCAGCCGTAATCACAGCATCGGGAAGCCCTCCGGCGATTAGCCCCTGCCATGTGCCACTACCCCTGAAATACTGTGGCATCAGGTCACCTATACACAATAACCTGCATGCCGACAGGGTCTCTCTGTGTGGCGTTTTCGTCGCAGGTGTTGATTCGGAAGGCGCTGGATGTCCGGTTTACAATAACCCCGGCTTCGTCAACGTCCGTTACATTGAAGAACCTTCGCTGCGTACCGGTTGCGTTACGCCCGTAAGGGGTGGTGATCGCCGCGTAGTTGGTGTCAGGGAGCGCCGTGGTCATGTTGACAGTGAAGTTCCCCACGGCATTGTCGGATATGCTGGTGACGTTCCCCGAGCCGTTTATCGCCACCGTGCCGGTGCCGTTGAAGTTCACCCATGCACGGGCGGCGTAGGTAGGGGCGCTACCCGTCTGCCCGCTGGCAAGCTCTGCGGTCGTGATTACACCGTCGGGGAGACCCCCCGCTACGATGCCGGTGATGGTGCCATCGCCTGAGATCGTGACCGGCATTACAGCACCACCCAAGTCTGGCCGGAGGACACTGTCACCGTCACCCCGCTACCCAACGTCACCGGCCCCACAGAAAGGCCGTTCAGCCCGCTGTCGATCGTGCAGGACTCATACACCGTGGCGCTGTTGATGAGAATGGCATTGGGTGACGTTCCCCCACCGATAGCAAACGATGACCGCTCTGCGGGGTAGGCTACAAACACATCTTTGGTGCCCGCGCTGAAATTGACCAGCGATCCCGAGTTACTGGAAGCCAGAACCGTTGTGCGAGAGAGTGTGGTCCCCGAGGAAGTGTAAGTACCAATCCCCACTTCCCACTCGTTGGTGCCCTGACCCGCAATGGTGTAGTAGGTGGTGTTGCCGTTACCGATAGCGGCAAACGACTGGAAGCCGGTAGCCGCCCCCGCGAGCGTGATTGTGCCCGTCCCGGCGGTGGTCGTGGTTTCCTTGACTCGGTCTGCTACGACAAGAGGCATCAGTTCACCCGTGTTTGAATGTTGGTCCAGTCAGTGGGGGCGTCGGTGCTTATCGTATCCCACCCACCAGCCTGCGAATTGTCGATGGTTGCCCACCCGGACGCCTGTGCAGTTTGCACCGTGGTCCACCCCGGAGCCTGCGAGGAGTCTACCCCTACCCAGCCTGCCGCTTCCGCGTCATCAATCAACTCCCACAGGAACCGGGCGGTGATGAAATCAGCCGCTGTTGCAGCTTCGGACACCGCAGCAAAGAACACCGCCAGCGCGCCCACCACATCTCGCGCCGTTGCCGTCTCTTCTACAGAAGCCGGGATAACGAGGTTGGCTGAAAGCTGGTCAAGCGCTGCCGCCGCTTCGCTGATGTTGCCGAAGAACACGAACGATGAACCGATGGAGTCCGACGCCGTGGCTGACTCAGCAACGAACGAAACATACTGCACCCCGGCAACCAACGAATCCGCCGCAGTCGCGCTCTCGTCAACCGACGCAGGCATAGTCTTGGTCGTGGATATGCTGTCCTGCGCCTGCGCAGACTCGGTAATTGACGTCGCAAACGTCGCCGCTGCGCTGATTGAATCCGAACCCGCCGCAGACTCATCAACAGCGGAATTAAACGTTGCAGCGGAAGAAACCGCGTCCGACGCCGTGGCCGATTCGGTAACCGCAGAATTAACCGCGTAGAGCGAGGAGATGGAATCCGATGCCGCCGCAGTCTCTGATACCGACGAGGTGAAATCCGCGAGGCTTGATACAACGTCAGCCGCAGTAGCCGCCTCATCCACATTAACCGCAAAATCTACCGCAGCCGCCGTAGTATCTGAAGCCGTAGCGGACTCGTCGATGCTGACCGGGAAGGTGATGTAGCCTACGGTGCTGTCGCTGGCATTTGCAGACTCGCTGACTGCACTGTTGACCGAATAGAGCGACGAGACAGAGTCAGAAGCAGTGGCCGTTTCACTGACCGCGCTGTTGACAGAATACAGCGATGAAACGGAGTCAAGAGCGGTTGCTGTTTCTGAAACAGAAGCACCAAAAACCGCCAGCGCAGCGACGGTATCAACTGCGGTGGCGGTCTCGCTGACTGCCGATGCGAACGTTACTAAACTAGCGACACTGTCGGATGCCGTTGCCGATTCAGAGATCGACGCAGAAAAAACCCGACCCGCACCACCTGTTGCATAAGGTATCTCGGCATATGCGCCAAGCCCGAACATCAGACGGCGGCAAGTTCTTCCGCGTTAAACCAACGCTGCTGGGCCACCCCGGCAACATCAGTCCACTCCAGCAGGCACTGCACCTGCCCCTCGTCCGTCATCCGCATCGACTGGATCGGGCCTTCCGGCACGACGGCCACAACACGAACTACATCACCTTTTTTAAACATGGCTCACCTTACACAGCATCGAGGCTGAAAGTGTACGTCACGTTAAGCGTATCGCCCGAAACCACCGAGCGGTCGCCGGGGGAGGTGAAGTCCGACGCGGAGAACAGAATGCCGGTGCTGCCACCCTTCGTGCTGTTGCTGATGAGGAACGCACCGCCGATCGTCGCCGTGGCGTTGATCGTGAACGCAGCCGGAGAAGCCGAGTTCGTGGCAACCGAGGGATCAGCCGTGGTCGGCGTGCCGAACGTGCAAGTCGGGCGGGTCGCGTTGCTGTAGGGGGTGATCTCCGTCCAGCCCGCGTGCGAGGACGCGGTGTCGCCAGCCGCCGGGTTGTTCGACGACGCCGCGCCATACAGGCCGAGGTACCACGTAGCGGTGTAGCTGCTTCCCGTGAAGTACTTGGCGTTCATGTCCTGAAGACCGACGTTCACCACGAGGTTGTGGCTTTCCGCAGTCCACTTCAGGTTGCCGTCTTTGTCGCGGCACTCAATATGGTAGACACCACCAGCACGGGCAGCTTCAACGGCACCCAGCGTGCGCGTCAGCGTCGCGGCAACGGTATCTCCGGCTTTGGATTGCTCTTTATTCATAAAAACTCCTTAACTCAACCGAATGATTGCAGAGGTATTCGTTGCGGACGGGAACTGCACCTGAAACGTCGTAGTGGAAGTCTTGTCCGAGCCGAAATCCAATACGCAAACTGCGCCGTTAGCGCCAGCTTTGTAAATCAACGCTCCTCGGGCGGTGAACGCTCCCGACCAAGAAACGTTATTAAAGGACAGATAAGCGGTGCTGCCGCTGTTTCCAAAGGTCGGTGTTGGGTTGACGGTGAGGACCGAACCGCCCGCCGTATATCCGGAAGCCGAAACTTCGCCAGTAGTTGTGTAGGCAGTCGTGTCTTCATCAAGCGTAGCCAAGTTGGTATACAGCGCGATGTAGAACGTACCCGAGGTGAAGTTGAAGCTGCCGTTAAGCAGCCCCGTCTTGAACACCTTGCATACGGCGTTACCGGTGAAACTCATGGCTTCACCTCAAAATTGTTGTGCTTACGAAAATTGTCTACCCCCGGTATAACTTGCAGATTATTCGGTACATGCAGCCCCGATACCAACTTCCCCTGAAGCGGTATAACATGATCTACATGCCAATCAAAACCGAACATAGAGGTCCGCATCGTAGCGAGTTCATACGCCTGTTCAATCAACCATAGATCATCCGGCGTCAACCACGCGGGGGTGCGTTGCAACTTTGCCGCGCGCCTACGAGTTTCTTTGGCGTTATGCTTATGCGGGTAAGCCTCTCTATACAGTTTATTATTTTCCGAATAACGCTGCTTGTTGCGTAAGTAGTAATCACGAAAATATTGCTTACGCAGGGGATTCTTTACGGCGTCATACGCTCGTTGTTGAGCAAGTATACGTTCTTTGTTGTTTGCAGAATAAGCTTTTTTGTATTGCTGCATACAAAACTTACAGATGCCACGACGACCATCCTTGCTTCGTCCGCGATGGAAATCAATCAAAGGCCGATCAGTTAGGCATTTATAACAACGCTTCATCACGTCACCGCCTGACGATACTGACCCGAACGGTAAGCATCCTGACGTTCCATTCCATCCCCGAGACGCTTCGCCATACCGAGCGCTTCCTTGTATTTGGCGTCGTAAAGCGCCATCAGGTCCGCTTCCGGCTTCATGAACGTAGCCGCTTCAACCAGCGAACCATACAAGAGAACGGTGTCAAAGTTGTCACCCAACCACGTCTGCCCATCCGCAGCGACTGTAATCGACTCAGGATAAAAGAAGTAATGCAGTTCCACCGTGTAGGCGTTATCAGGCGTTGGGCCGAGGATGAACGATAGCTCATCAGTCAGCGCAGGGGGTGTCGCGCTCGTCGTCGTAGGACCAAAAAGCGCATAGTATGCCGGAAGCCCCGTATCCGTCGGCGTAGGAAACGCTTCGCGAATGAAGTTAACATCCTTGTTCAACAGATACTGATACGCACCAGTCCCATCCACGACAGCCAACGAGTACACGGCGAGGAAGTCGTTAGGGGCAGACAGATACTTGTTGTTGGCCGACGTAGTGCCCACCACGTTCTTGCGAAGCGAAGGGAACTGCACCGTGTTGAAGATACGCTGCTCG